GACAGTGGTCATGTCGTCCTCGATCGTGGTGAGATTCGGACGCTGTTGAAAGAGGGGAACGTAGCAGGAATGTTCAAATATGCGTTACATGAGCGTTCCTTGCCGGATACCATTGGAGAGCCTGAGAGGGTATTCAATGTTGGGGCTCAAGGGGGAGTTCTCCTTGACTCCAGACCGAAAGCAGAATCGGTGATCTCATCCTCTTCTCCGGATCGTGATGAAGATACTATGCGGCAGCAAGGTATGATCATCACGGAAAACTACACGAAAAACCCGACTGTGTTTGGCTTGCATTCGCATGACATCGCGGTTGGATTCACTGAATTGATTCGTCAGTACGAAGACATGAGTTGGGCGCGATGGCAGTGGACTACCGAATCGGAACACACCGAAGGTCAGAAATACTACGAGATGTGGAAGGGTCACATCATGAATTGCGTCTCCGTTGGCTTCCTGATCAACGAGTGGGAACCGATTGACGGTGACAACTTCTGGGGCGGATGGAACATCAAGGAATGGGAATTGCTAGAACACAGCCCTGTATCCTTGCCATCGAACCGCGAAGCGATGCGAACTGACGGACTGAAAGCTATGTTCCGAGAGTACGCTGAGAAAGTCTACGCGGGGCCATCCCCTGTACTACGGAAGTTGTTTGAGGACTCAGAGGGCACTGGACGGCCGTTACAGGTGCCTGTGAACTTCAATCTGGCAACAGAAGGGAAGCTCAAAGAGGTAGTTCTCGACAGCGTTAAGCAAGCATTGGCTGAAGGCAAAGATGCGACGGTGAATTTGACATGTGCGGCAACGGCTCCAAGTGAGGATCCATCAACATGCGGCCTGAAGACGTTTGAAGATATTCGTCTTGCAGCGGCAGCAGGTGGCATCACGACTGAAAAGGCATTTGAACTACTGGCAACATTGATGGAATCACACAAGGACGCTATTGCAGAGAAGGATACTGCGTTGGCGGCGGCGGCGGAAAGAATCCAAGGACTTCAGGATGAGGTACTAGAACTCAGTTCTGGAGTCGTTGAACTCGCATAGAGAGGTGGGAACCATGGCATTTGATTTGAAGAATGCGACACAGGAGCAGAAAGATCTGATCATCGCAGGCGCGAAGTCGGTGATGGCCACGCTTAATGCAGAAGATCCGAAGGAATTGGAAATCCCAGACGACGTCAAGACGTTTCTTGATGAGAACGAGATGACCATCGAACCCAAGGGAAAATCACGAATGTCGGCAGTTGAGACGGATACTGCAGTTCCAGATCCTAAAGATCTTGAACTGAATGGTATCGGCCCGAAGGAGACTCCGAAGAAGAGCCTCACAATCATCCATGAACCGACGAAGCGCACAGCGAAGGACATCTCCTTGGCTCACATGATCGGTATCATGGCGTTGGGTAAAAAGTATCCACACCTTGCTACTGCAGGTCTCGAGATCGAGATTCTACAAGAGCAGCAATCTCGTGGGCGAGAGCCTCAGACGGAAGCTGCCAAAGCTGCGTTATTTGAGAAGCAGGAAATGCTCAAAGACCTCAACATTGGATCTGAAGTCGCTGGCTCTTTCTTGATCCCGACTGAGATTAACGACGAGATCGTTACGAAGCTGCGCGGCCAAGAGATCTGGATGCGGATGGGCGTTGACTACTTGCCTGACTCTCCGAAGTTCCAGGAATGGGACAAAGAAGGACGCGATCCCAATGTATTCTGGCCCGGGGACACTCCTAGTTCAGACCTGAGCGAATCCGACATCGACTTTGGTGACGTCACGTTGACCCTCAAGCAGATGGCGTGTGTCGTCCCGATTCGATTAAACCTCATCAAGTTTGCTCGCAGGAACGTTGAAGACGAAGTGCGTAACCGTATCGTGAAGTCCATGGCCGTCGAACAGACAAAGGTTGGACTCCGCGGACTTGGCGGAAAGCAGCCTATGGGCCTCTTCAATCATCCGTCGATGGTGAGATACACGACCACAGGCATTGGCATCCCGAACTTCGATGACCTGCTTGATGCGCAAAGTTTGATCAAAGCCCGCGATGGAGTCATTGACGTATCGCAGAGCGCATGGGTTATGTCTGAGACATACCTGAACATCCTCCGCAAGTCGAAGACAGGAACGGCTGAGTACGACTACATCACCGACCTGACCGAAATGCCTCAAGATCGTTTGCTTGGCCTGCCCGTGTACACCTCAAGCAAAATTCGTACTGACCTTGGTGTCGGATCGGATGAGTCTCGCGCTATGCTCGTTGGCAACACCAAAGCAATCATGTTGGCAGACGGTGGACAGACGGAAATCACGATTCTGAAGGAACTGTATGCCCTTCAGTTCAAGATTGGTGTGTTGGCGTCGAAGGAAATTGACTTCGGTATCCGGCGCGAGGCAGAGCTTCAGTTCCTCACGGGCCTGACGACTTCGTAAGAGAGGTGAATCAAACATGGCAGAAATGACACGAGACTTTAATAGTGTGTTCTACGCAGCTCTGTTGCTTGCAACGGAAGCACATGCGGACAACACGGAGACAAGCGCGGCAGCCAAGTTGACATGGGGTTGTCGGTCAGGTGCATTCTTGGTTGAACTAGGAGCACTCGACACTGGCGCAACAGTCAACTTGACGTTCCAGCACTCTCCAGACGGAACTACGTGGACAGACCTTGTCCCGATCGACTACTCCTCGGCAGACATTGACATCACTGAGGACGCAGGGCTTGGCGAAGATAATGTCATCGCCTTCGCAGTCGACGAACTGTTTGAGGGTGGATACGTTCGATGTCAACACCTCGTAGCACCTAATACCGACGATACTTGTGTGTTTGGAGTTACGTTCATCGGATTCCGTGCAATGGAGCGACCTGTATTTGAGAAGTGGGCTGGCGGCGAAACGTACGTTGTTGACGAAGTCGTCCAGAATAACGGTTACTACTTCAAGTGTATCTTGGCCTTCACTATGGCCTTGGCAGAGTCAGAGGTATTGAACGAATCGTACCTCTCCGAACCGGGGGTTGGGGCATCTACTGGAACATACTGGGAGATCTACAAGGGCGCAGCCCTCTAGGAGGTTGTAATGGCGTGGCCAACTGCATCTGAGATTGGAATTGCAGCACGTTTGACGTTGACAGATACGGAGAGTGGGTTCACCACCTCTTACGACTACAACGTCTCCGTGTTGCTTGAACGGGTAATTGCTGAACTGGCTGCGTATTGCAAACGACCTGATGGCTTTGACCAAGCAACATTGACGCAAACCTTCGATGGGGGGCGGCGTATCCTAAAGGTGCGTAACCCCCCAATCATCTCCGTGACTTCGGTTTCGGATAATACGACGGATCCGGCGACAGTTCTTGATGTCGATGATGACGAATACTATGTCTACACAAATTACGTGAAGCTACCTCGACCGACTGATTCTGTGCGGCTCAGAGAGCAGGATAGAACGCCTCAGAGATACACGATTATCTACGTCGGTGGCTACGATGATGCTGGGACTCCTCTACCAGGAGACCTCGTTGACGTCTGCGCTGAGATGGCGACACGCATATTGCTTCGCGTTGACGATCAGTACCGGATCTACCGGAATGTCGATTCGTTTAATGATGGTCAGATCGAGTCCGTCTTCCCTAACAAGGAGAAGGCGTTCAGCGATCTCTACGCACGATTGAGTAACAACGGACATGTCAAACGGGTGACTAGATGATAGGTGGGAACGAGCAGTATTCCATCTTCAGGCAGGTGCGTTCGAGGAATGCACAGAATGAACTTGTGAAGTGCTACCCAGAGGCACACCCCGTTTACAGCGATATATGGTGCAGGAAGATCAGAAGGGAGCAGCCTAGTGTCAAGGTCAGTACCGCGGCACGGGCGTATGTAGAGGACATGCTGCTAGTAGTCCCGAGCGGAGTCACCGTAAAGGTGGATGACATCGCAAAGCAGCAGGGCTCTGAGGATTGCTTCCTGATCAAAGGCGTGGAAGACGTTTCGGAAAACGGTCAGACGTATCAATGTCCGATCGTTCGAGTTGCAGGATTGACGAAGGAGACATCGTAATGGCATTGCCAGCGAAAGGATATTTCGGCGGAGGGAAGTACAACGTCGGAGGGAGTGTTGTTGCGTTTAACGCCACTCCGTTTATCAATGTGGTGATGTCGAATATCAGCGAACGGCTTGAGGCTGCTGGCGAACTCTTTGTCGAAGCAGCCAAGGCTAATTTCGTGTTTCAGTATCCTCCTCACTCGATGCCATGGGACTTTCCTCATCACGGCGAGGAGTTTGAGATGAGGGATGCGATTGACTTCGTAGTGTTAGATCGTGGGAACGAAATCGTATTGCAAGCCGGTATCGTTGATGACGATCTTCCTGGGAGATTGAACATCTATCCGCACATGTTGGAAACAGGGACGCGATATATGGCTCCACGACCATGGTTGACGATCACTCTTGATGAAACGTGGTACGGATTGGAAGGAATAATGACAGGGATGGAACCACTATGAATGCAGCATTTCTAGTGCCTTTTGGTGATGCGCTGTTCGCAGCGATCATGGATAACTCCGTGGCAAGGAACAGCAATTTACTGAACCTTGTCTATGATGATTGTGAGGACGAAGTTCCTAACATCTTCAACGAGCGTCCTGATGGATCGCCGGAACACCCTATCCCAGCGAGATACGTTGTGTTTGACATCCCTCTTGGCGGGAGATCTGCCTACGTTCATGGAACGGACGGAGATTCCAAAGCCGAATGGTTGAAATTCCAGGCTAACGCATGGGCGACCAGCGGGAAGAGGACATCGTTACAGGTGATGGATGCAGTAATCCAAGCAATTGACGGTCGAGACCTTTATGTCTCTGAACACTGGGGAACAGTACGTATGTTTAAGGTAGGAGGTGTGCATCCACTGGAGGACGTCATTTCAGACGTCACCATGCGGGGCGCCTTCTCACGGTATGAAGTTCTGTTACTAAACAGTTAGGAGGCAACAATGGCTCTAAACCAAGGCTATAATGCCATATTGGTCTGGGATACAGACCACACTCTGCAGGTGAAGGCAGACATCACAATGGATGTCAGCAGGGGCAGGATTGACGTCACGGTGCATGGTGGATCAAGCTTGCCATTCCGTGTGTTTGAATCCGGCCTGTTCGATCCGATCGAGATCACGGTCCCGATTCTCTTCGACTACGCGCTGCCTGAGACGGCGGAGTTTGCGGCGAAGATGATCTGTGGAACGAACACGCGACTGGAGTTCAAGGACGCTGCCGGAACAACGAACGCGCACATTGACGGGAATGCGAAGGTCATGAAGATTGGTGCAAGTGGACGTATGGAAAACGAGATGCAGATCATGAACGTCACGTTCCTGTACTCTGGCGCACCTACGACCCTCTTTGGTGAAACGATCTAGCAGGGGGTGAGTTAGGATGGCACTTGTTCAAGGGTATCTGATGGGACTCTTCAAGTCCGAGAAAGTGGACGTTGGAAGTGCTGGCGGAGAAGAAGTCCATTTGATGGGAGGGACTGAAGGTGTCAGTGGACAGTTTCTCGACGATCAGGCGCTCAATTGGTGGGATCAGACACCTGGAGCAGGGTCCATCACCTGGGGCGCCCTTTACGGCTTTCACGAGCAGACTGGCGGATGCAAGATCATTGCGACTGCAGCTGTTGATACAGACCTGAGTCAGACGATTGAATTGGCATCAGCACTCGTGGAGACGAAGCAGATCTCCATTTCGGCGTGGGCTAAGTTTGCCACAACGAAAGAAGCGACGATGACGGTCACGTTCAATGATGCAGCAGGCGCCGCGATTGAAACGGCGTCTGTGCTGACGATGGTTGCGGATCAGAAGAACTACGGTGATACAAACTGGGGTTACTGGTCGATGTTCCTAACAGCGCCGTTGCTGACCAAGGACATCGTTATTTGCATCAAGCCTACGACGGCTCAAACGATGTATCTGGACGATGTCCGCGTTACGGCTGTCCGACAGGTTATCGGTGCTCATGCGGCCCTCTCAATCGATCTGACGAGAGAGCGGGAAGATGTTAGCACATTCAAGAGCTTGCAGGACGAAAGTGGCTTCCGGACGTTTGAATCTCTTCTGATAAACGCTGGCGAGATTCAGGTAACGAACTTCTGGGGCGTCAAGAAAGTTTGGGATGCCGCAGTTACCTACTCTCCTGATGGGAGTTGTGGAAATTCAGGCCCTGACATTGTCTATCACGAAGGGCGCAGCTATACGTGCATCTTGGAGAGTACGAACAACGAACCTCCAAACGTCACGTATTGGACCGTCCTCGGAGTGGAGTCACATCACACGGAGCTCATCAGCGGCGAGAAGGTATTCGTCCAGTTGTTCCATGACGTAGCTTCGGCAAATCAAAGGTATGAATTCTGGGCGATAATGCCCAAAGCAGGTTTTACCGCTCCCCTCGCAGGGATGCAGCAGAATCCGTTTACGTTGGTAGTTACCGGAAAGGTTGGATACGTCGATCGAGCGATTGACTAAGGAGATTAACCATGGCAAAGAGTAAGAAGACAGCAGTAATTAAGGACGTGGGTGCTCACATCCGAGAACAGATGGACAAGAGCCGATCGTCTGTTATCAAGAAGTCGGCAAAAGCGCACAAGGGATAGAACGTACTGGACTGAAGGAGTGAAGTGAAATGAAGATGAACGTAGAGAGTTTGCAATCAGCGTATGAACAGGCATTAAGCGAGACTCACGAGAGAGAATTTGAGGTCGGGGGACAGATGATTACGTTCCCTCGACTCTCTTCTTTTGATCAAGGGCGCTTTGAAGATCTAGTACGAATGAAACAGCCAGAATTCACGATCGGTGGCGCCAGAAACAAGGCAGCACTAATCATGGCTGGAGTCATGCGGTCAACGAAACAGGCCCTTGCGAAGATTCGCGTCGACAAGGGATTGCCTCTGACTGCTGTTACGGCAGAAGACGCACAGAAGATGGCCGAGGATCTCCAAGAGGGAATCCAGGAGAGATTCATGCCAATGGCAGACAAACTGCTTGGCGGGTTCACTCGTGATCAAGGTCTCTTCGCTGTCGCTATGTCGCTTATCGCTGCGTATGAGACAGATGAGATTACGTACACCATAGATGTCGATGGCAAGCCTACTCCGATCACAGAGAAGATCGATTCTACATTTGTCGACAAGCTGTTTTCCAGTGAACCAGGGACGCGGCTCGATCTTGTCGTTCTGTATGTAACCGGATTGTCTGAACAGCCAAAGGCTGTTGAGAAGAAGCTCGAGGCCGGTATGACGGCAGAAGAAATCGCGAACGAAACTATAGGGAGCGAGGAAAACTCAGAAAGGGAGCAGGACTCAGAATAAATTGGACCTTCGCACT